CCGGATGTTCTCCGGGCAATGTTACCAACCCCCCAGATCGGGTGGACAACACACTTGCTTAGGTGCAGCTAAGCTGGTGTGTTGACAACACCTGATCTGGACTTAGTCCTGGGAAGGACTAAGCTACTGGTAACACCCTCTCTCTGCCACGAGAGGGGATCTAGGAACTCGCTATACTGGGGTTTCTGGTTTCTGATCGCGGCGGGTAGTGGGACTCCCTTGGTATGGGAGAAGCAAGGTATCCAATTGCTCTTATTTCCGTAGTTTCTGACCTGCATTGATCAGACCCTATCAGAAATAAAAGGTTGTATACCTGAGCTTTAGGACGTGATTAGACACCACGTCTACCACACTCACGTGAACACTAAATTATGGGACAGAGTCGTTTTACTAATGAAAACAAACCAAACTCGCATATTGTTAATAAGCGAACTAGGTCTCATCTTAACCGATGGGCTCTGGTCACAAGTCTAGTGACCTGAGTTAAGGAAGAATTTCTTCCAAACAGCAGGGTACGCAAGCAACCCTTCGTTGCATTCTTCGAAAAGTGCAAACGGATAATAATTACTAGGGGTCTTCCCTCTCTAATCTCCTATATTAAGGAAACTAGGGTGATATACCTCCAGTATCTTAGTAACCGTGGCCTTTCCGAGGAACGCACTTGAAGCGATCGCCTTAAGTCCCGGTTTTCTACAAGATCTGAACAAAGGTTTGTCCTGAAAGCAGAGGAGCCGGATGATATCCGTCTCATTCTGACAGCACTTACCTGTTCAAGGGCTTTTAGTCTACCGGTGTCTGTTGATACATCTACTATCACGGGTCCTTTTACTGGGAACCTTGATTTTAGATTTCTCAGACATGTTGGCCCCTTTTGAAAAATTCTCATAAAGAGGTCATCAGCACTTAAGGTGAAACCGAGCTGGACAAAGTTTCACATCTCCACCAAGGCAGGTCCTAACGGGCCTGCCCTATGAAGTTGCATATATGACCTTCTGTCTCTCCCTGAGAAACTGAAGGAAAGTATCTGCTACCTCGGTGGTCCTGGGCTTTCACTTCATGTGAAAGTCCTGGAGAAGTTTGCACCTTATATCTTCCAACATTTCCCGCTAGAAAATAGGGGAAATCCTGAAAATTCAATGGGCCAATTCGATGTTCGTGAATACGATCATGTAGGTGGCGTTCGGAAGATAGTAGGGATTCCTGATAAGGAGGGTAAGACTCGGGTTATTGCAATTCTGGACTATTGGTCCCAGACTTGCCTTAGGCCGGTCCACCGTTTCCTTTTCAAGTGTCTAAAATGCATACCTCAAGATGTAACCTTTAACCAAGGATCGTACCTCGACATAGTCAAAGGCTGAGGGCCAGTCGATAGATATCATTCTATCGACCTGTCCGCAGCCACTGATAGATTTCCTATTAGGATAATATCAGGACTACTAGAGTGACGGTTCGGCAAGGAATGGACTTCTCATTGACTGAATATCATGGTTGGCTACCCTTTTAAGGGCCCTTCCGGAGACTCAGTTTCCTACTCTGTAGGTAATCCAATGGGAGCCTATTCTTCCTGAGCTTCCTTTGCACTCGCCCACCACTTTGTGGTGTACTGGTGTTGTAGGGAGCTCGGAATCTACTGAGCTGAAGCAAGATATTGTCTCCTTGGAGATGATATCCTGATCGGCGACTGTAGACTTGCGGAACTTTACCGAAGTAAGATCAGCTCTCTTGGAATTGAAGTGTCACCTATTAAGACAATCTCCTCATCAAAAGTGAGTGAGTTTGCTAAAAGGTACATGTATCAAGGCCAAGAAGTTAGCCCCTTCCCGGTCTCATCCCTGGTTGATAATATCAAGAGTGTTCCACTCCTGGTATCAACAATCATGAATGAGTCTAGGAAGGGACTGGTCCCAGCTAGGGGAGTTCCTGGGAGTGTGAGGACTCTTTATCGAACTCTACACTTCTCGCCTAAACAGGCTAGAAGAGCAGAGCTCCACGCACTTAATTGTTACGTGGTAGCACGCGCGATGAGTAGCGTCATAAAGGTAGCGGATCTTGTTAAGATCCTAACCTACGTT